CAGGCGTCCACGCCATCGGTTATGGCCGGCGCTTCCACTCGCTCGGGTCCAACACGACGGGCATCGAGGCCTATTCCCACGGCCGCTATTTCACCGTCACCGGCGAGAGCACGGGGCAGGGTGAGATTTGCGACATCGCCGACTTCGTGGAGGCCCGCCTGGCGCCGCTCCACAGCCCGCGGCCGCAGGACACCAGCGCCGCCGCGCCCAGCCCGTCTGGCTCGCTTACGGGCGCGCTGGCCGCCCGCGACCTGCGCTCGGCGCTGGCGTCGATGCGCTCCGACGACCGCGACCTGTGGGTGCGCATGGGCCACGCCCTCAAGCCCCTCGGCGACATCGGCCGCGGCCTCTGGCTGGAGTGGTCGCAGACCTCCGACAAGTACGATCCGGCCGACGCGGCGCGGGTGTGGGACAGTTTCCAGCCCAGCCACACCGATCATCGCGCCGTGTTCGCCGAGGCGCAGCGGCAGGGGTGGGCGAACCCGGGAAAGGGGGTCGGTCAGGACGACCTCCCTCGCCACGATCCCGAGACGGGTGAGATCCTCGAGGACGACGCTTCCACCCCCATCATCCAGGCGACGCCCTATCAGTGGGTGCCGGCTTCGCAGATTCCGCCGCGAGACATTCTCTACGGCAGGCACCTCTTCAGGAAGTTCCTTTCCGCCACCGTGGCGCCGGGGGGCGTCGGTAAGTCGTCCCTGGAGATCGTCGAAACCCTCGCCATGGTCACCGGTCGGACGCTGATCGGCGAAGCGCCCAAGCGCCCGCTCTCCGTCTGGTACTGGAACGGCGAAGACCCGCTCGAAGAGTTGCAACGGCGGATCGCCGCGAGCTGCCTGCACTACAGGATCGGCCCGGAGGACATCGACGGCCGGCTCTACGTGGATAGCGGCCGCACCCTGGAAATCATCGTCGTCACCGAAGACCGGGACGGCGCCAAGATCGCGACGCCCGTTGTCGATGCGCTCGTCGCCGAGGTGAAAGCCCGAGGCATCGACGTCCTGATCATCGACCCGTTCGTGGCCTGTCACGCGGTCAGCGAGAACGACAACAGCAAGATCGAACTCGTGGTCAAGCAGTGGATGCGTGTCGCCGAAGAGGGCGGGTGCGCCATCGAGCTTGTCCACCACGTCAGGAAGCCCGCTGGCGGCGTCCAAGAGACGACCGTGGACGACGCCCGCGGCGCCGGCGCGCTCCTGGCCAAGGTGCGCTCAGCGCGGGTCCTGAACGGCATGAGCATGGCTGACGCGGCCGAAGTCGGCATCGAGGCGCATGAGCGCTGGGCCTACTTCAGGGTCGATAACGGCAAGGCAAATCTGATGCCCCGCGGGGGCGATGCGAAGTGGCGAAAGATGGTCGGGGTCGCCCTCGGCAACCGTGTGGACGTGATGGAAGACAACGTGGGCGTGGCGACGGAATGGGTGAAGCCGGACGCGTTCCGGGGTGTCGGTGAACGCGGCCTGATGGCCGTTCGTGCGGCCGTGGCGGTGGGCGAGTGGCGCGAGGACATCAGGGCCTCGAATTGGGTGGGTGTGGCGGTGGCGGGCGCGCTGGGCATCGATCTGGACGAGGTCCAGGCCAAGGCGCGCGTGAAAACGATGATCAAAACATGGGTGCAAAACGGCGTCCTCGAAGTCGTCCAAGGCTTCGATCAGGCGCGCCGTCCGAAGAACTTCGTGGTCGTCGGAAAGGACAAGGAATGACCTGCTCAAGTCCAGAAAACCAACTGGAGCAGACTGGAGCAACTGGAGCAATTTCGCCTGCTCAGGTCCTCTCTACCCACCACCCCCTTAAGGGGGTGGGTAGGAGTGGAGCACTGGAGCAGCGGCCGAAAACGAACTGGAGCATGCTCGGAACTGGAGCGGCCCCATGTCGCTGAGCCCCGCCGACGCCACCACGATCACGGCGCACCAGATGGGCGTTGACCAAGCTGCCCGTGACGCCGAACTCGAATGGGGCGTGGACCGGCTCCCGTTCCTCGTCGACGCCGAACTGCGCGCCCGGTTCCTCCTGGCGCAGTCGCAGTGGTCGGAGGTGCTGAACGCCGCCTGGTCCGCCGACATCCTGACGCGAGACATGCTCGACCTCGTCACCCGCAAGGCCGCCGCCCTGATCCGCGGCTGGGCGAAGCTGGCGGAGGTCGCGTCCGAGGCCGGGCACCGTCGCCTGTCGCCCGACGTGTGGACATTCCGGCTGACGGACGGCTCGTCCGCCGCGATCACGCGGACGACGGCTGAGGCCGCGGCGGAGATCCGGTCGGGCCGCAACCTGCGGGTCTACACCCTGGAGGAGGTGGCTCACCTGATCGAGGCCGCGGGCTTCGTCGGCGACGTCAAGGACGCCTTTCCCGGCGCCGTCGTCACTGGTGGCCGGGCGCCGCCAACCGATCGGTCGTGGACGAAATCCGGCGATGACATACCGTTTTGAGGCGAGACATGGACAGTGAAACGAGGAAGGCTTCGAAGGATCGATACCGGGAGCGCAATCGCGAGAAGATCAACGCTAAAGAACGAGAGCGACGTTTGACTGATCCCGAACGCTCTCGGGCTAGAAGTGCCAAATGGCGGAAAAATAACCTCGAAGCAGCTCGCGAAATGTGCCGGAAGAGAGCTGCTGTTGTTAGGTCGGAGCGGCCAGATGATATCCGCTCAATTAAGCGCGGCTGTGAGTCTTTTCGACGAGCAAGGATATCTGGTCGATTGGCTCCATGGATGACAAATGAGGAGCGAGAACAGATCAAGCAGTTTTACGCGAACTGCCCTCCGCAACATGAGGTTGATCACATTGTTCCGTTGAGGGGCCACCTTGTCAGCGGTCTGCACACGATCTCAAACCTTCAATACATCACGAAATCAGAGAACCGCCGCAAGGGTAATCGACTGGTGAAGCACGGCGACGATCTGCCGTTTTGAGGGGCGAGAATGACCATCATCGAGATCAACCAACCGCTCGGCAATCACGCCGTCGGATCACGTCGGGGAACCATCATGGGCAAGAAAAACCACATCCGCCGCGGGCGTCCGTACGACCCGGCTGAGGCGGCGCGCAAGCGGGCGGAGCAGGAGGGCAGGGCGCGCGCCAACAGCGCTGCTCAGCGCGCCGATCCGGCGCAATGGGGCGTCAACCGCGCGGCGATGCAGCTCGTCGCCAACGAGGACGTCCATGCCGTCGACGCCGAGCGCGGCAAGGTGGCTCGGGTGCGGCGGTTCGACGTGTTCGCCCTTCTGCACAGCCGGGACGCGCTCCCGTCGTCGCATCTGGCGGCCGTGCGGCGGCTGCAGAACGCTATCGCCATCCTGCACGCCACCGGCGGCGAGGTGGACTATCACCGGGTGGACTTTGGCGGCGTGAAGGCCAACGGCTTGAGCGGCGCCCGGCTTGAGGCTGGGGCGGAGGCGGCGGCGATCCTGGCGGGCTGCGGTGAGCGCCAGGGAGCGCTTCTGACGGCTCTCTGCGTTCCTGAGGTGGTGGAGGGGCGGCGGGTCAACTGGCGGGCCGTGGTGGAGCGCCTGGCGGGCGAGATCGACCATCGCCGCCAGGCGGACACCGTTCGGGCTGTTTCGGCGGCTTGCTGCGACGCGTACGTGGCGTGGGACAACCGCGCTCGGGAAAGGGCGGCGTGACGATGGTCGGCATCAAATCGCGACCGCCCCCTTGACGCCACGCGCGAAATCTGCGTAGATCGTCACAATTCGATTGCTGCGACTGAAGCCCCGCGCCCTAACCGGCCGGGGCTTTTGCGTTCAGCCGCCCCCATCGCGCCCAGGCGGACGCGGGACACGCACCGCCAAACCCTGACGCCGAGGTCTGACCTGCGGCGCGACCCCACGAGGACAGCAACATGTTCGCCATCGGCGCCGCATTCGGCGCGTGGGCCATGGTCGCCGTGTTCGCCGCCTTCCGCCCCAAGCCTCAACCCCGCGATGAACGCGGCAGATTCGTCCGGAGATCCTGATGGCCACTGAGCAGACCTACACCCGTTCCCGCGAGGCTGGCACGCCCTCCGCCCGCCCGAGCTACGCCCAGATCGTCCCCGTCACCATGGCGGCCGGCGCCACGACGCAAGCGACGATCACCGTACCCATCGGCTCAGCGCTCGGCGCGATCCGGGCGGAGGTGGCCACCGCGTTCACCGGCTCGCCGACCAACATCAACCTGACTGTCGGCACCGCTGCGGCAGGCGCCCAGGTCGTCGCAGCCACCGACGTCAAGGCGCAGGGGCACATCGCCTGCACCATCGTGTCGACGTTCGACAGCGTGGCGGGCACGGACGTCTACTACCTGCAGATCGCCGCCGTGGGCGGCACCAATCCCGCCGGTACAGTGAACGTCGTGCTGACGTATCACCCGCCGGGGATCTAGAAAAACAATCGGCGGAAATCATCATGGCTGGCGGCGCTAGACCAGGAGCAGGGCGCCCCAAGGGTGTGCCGAATAAAGTAACTGCAGACGTGAAAGCTCTGGCGCAACAGTACGCGCCCGACGCTATGCGTAGGCTGAACGATATCGCCATGAATAGCGAAAGCGACGCGGCCTCTGTTGCTGCGATCAAGGAGCTTCTGGACCGCGGATACGGCAAGGCGAAGCAGCCGCTGGTTGGTGGGGGTGAGGGCGACGCGCCGATCCGGAACGAGCTGACGGTCAAGTTTGTCTGACGTCCAGATCCCGGCCGCCTTCCGCGAACTGTTCACGGAGGGATGGCGGGACGCGGCCTACTACGGCGGGCGGGGCGGGGCCAAGTCTCACAGCGTCGGCGGCGCCCTCGTCATCCAGGCGGCGGCCAAGCCGCTCCGCATCGTCTGCGCCCGTGAGATCCAGGAGAGCCTGAAGGACTCGGTCAAGCAACTGATCGAGGACAAGATCAGCGACTACGGGCTGCAGGACCATTTCGAGGCGCTGCGAGACGAGACCCGGGCCAAGAACGGCGGCGGGTTCATCTACAAGGGCGTCTGGCGCAACCCCGACGCTCTGAAGTCGCTGGAAGGCGCAGATGTGTTCTGGGGGGAGGAGGCCAACCGCTTCTCCGCCCGCTCCATCCGCCTGATCCGACCGACCCTGCGCAAGCCGGGAAGCCGGATGATATGGACGTGGAACCCGGAGTTCGACCACGACCCCATCGACAAACTGTTTCGCGGTCCCGCGGGACCGCCGCCCAACAGCATCGTCCGAGAGGTAAGCTGGCGGGACAATCCGTGGTTCGGCGACACGCCGCTTCAGGCGGAGATGGAGAACGACTACCGGTCCGATCCCGCGACCGCCGAGCACGTGTGGGGCGGGCAGTATGCCGTCGCCGTCGAGGGCGCCTACTACGCCGCCCAGCTCGCCAAGGCGCGCGAAGAGGGCCGGGTCACGGCCGTCGCCAAGGACCCCATCCTGCGCGTCCGCGCCTATTGGGACCTCGGCCGCCGTGATGCGACGGCGATCTGGATCTGCCAGTTCGTCGACCGGTCCATCGTCGTGCTCGACTACATCGAAGGGCGAGGGCAGCAGCTCGGCTACTACATCGCGGAGATGCAGCGCCGGGGCTGGGGCGATGCCCTGTGCGGCCTGCCTCACGACGGCGTGCACGTGCGCCTGGAGTCGCCGGGCTCGGTGGAGCAGCAGCTACGGGCCGCGGGCTTCGAGGTGGACGTCACCTCCAACCAGGGGGCCGGCGCCGCCATGCAGCGTGTGGAGGCCGCCAGGCGGCTGTTCCCGCGCATCTGGTTCAACGACACGCCGGAGCTGGCGTCCGGTCTCAAGGCGCTCGGGGCCTACCACGAGAAGCGGGACGAGAAGCGCAACGTGGGCCTAGGCCCCGAGCACGACTGGGCGTCCGACCCCGCCGACGCCTTCGGCCTGATGTGCGTCGCCTACGAAGAACCACAGGCCTACGCGCCGCTCCGTCGCGGCATCCGCGGCATCGTTTGAGGTCCACATGATCCCCAATGGCTTCAACCCGGCCCGCGCGGTCGCGGTCACCAAGTCGGACACGGCGCCCAACGCCTACGACGCCCTGTACGTCGGCGGCGCCGGCAATGTGGCGGTGACCACGGCGGGCGGCGACGTCGTGACGTTCACAGCCGTGCCCGTGGGAACCATCCTGCCGGTGAAGACGTCGCTCGTCATGTCCACCAACACGACCGCGACGCTCATCCTGGGGCTGTGGCAAGCCTGATGGACCTCGAAACGCTGGAGTCGTCGGTCCGCGCAGAGATCAGCGACGCCACCAGCTTCATCGACACCAACATAGGCCTCCAGCGCATGGAGGCGACGAAGTACTATCGTGGCGAACTCTTCGGCGACGAGGAGGAGGGGCGCAGCCAGGTCGTCAGCCGCGACGTGCACGACGTCATCGGCCAGTACATGCCCTCGCTCATGCGCATGTTCTTTGGCCCTGAAAAGGTCGTCGAGTTCGTCCCGCAGAACGCCGAAGACGTCGAGAGCGCCGAGCAGGCGACCGACTACATCAATTACATCGTCCAGCGGGACAATCCCGGCTTCGAGGTCTTCTATTCGGCGTTCAAGGACGCCCTGGTCCGCAAGGCCGGCTTCATCAAGTGGTGGTGGGACGAGAGCGAAGAGGTCACCACGGCCGAGTATACCGGCCTGGATGATATGGCCCTGACCAAGCTCATGGAGGATCTGGAGGCCGCCCAAAAGGCCGAGATCGTCGAGTCCAAGCAGGGTGAGGACGGCCTGTCGATCACGGTCAAGCTGACCAGGGTCAAGGATCGAGCCTGCATCGCCTGCTTGCCGCCCGAGGAGTTCCTGATCAACCGCCGGGCGCGGGATATCGACAGCGCTACCTTCGTTGCGCATCGGTGCATGAAGACCGTCTCGGACCTCGTCGCCCTCGGGTTCGACAAGGACGAGGTCGAGGGCGCGTCGCAGTCCGCCGACGAGATGCAGTTCAACCTGGAGACCCAGGCGCGCAACCAGTACCAGACGGTGTGGGGTCAGGTGGGCGGCGAAGACCCGACCATGCGCCTCGTGCTCTACATCGAGGGCTACATCCGCGCCGACGTCGATGGCGACGGCATCGCCGAGCTGGTGAAGGTCTGCGCCATCGGGCCGAGCAACAAGCTCGTCCACCACGAGGCCGTCGACACCACGCCATTCGCCGCCTTCCACGCCGACCCGGAGCCGCACACCTTCTTCGGCATGTGCCCGGCCGACAACGTGATGGACATCCAGCGCAGCAAGTCGGCGCTCCTGCGCGCCACGCTGGACAGCATCTCCCTCGCCATCAATCCGCGCACCGTCGTCACGGCCGGCGCCAACCTCGACGACGTGATGAACACGGAGATCGGCGCGATCATCCGCGCCAAGGCTCCGACCGACATCACGCAGCTTGTGACCCCCGACGTCAGCGGCGCCGGGTTCCAGGGCCTGACCTACATGGATCAGGTCAAGGAGGCCCGCACCGGCATGTCGCGCGTCTCGCAGGGGCTCGCGCCCGAGACGCTGCAGACCATGACGGCGACGGCCTCCAGCGCCCAGTTCACCCAGTCGCAGCAGCACATCGAACTGATCGGCCGCATCTTCGCCGAAACCGGCATGAAGCGCCTGTTCCGCGGCCTGCTGAAGCTCGTGGTGGAGAACCAGCGCAAGTCGCGCATGGTGCAGCTCCGCAACAAGTGGACGGAGATCGACCCCCGCGCCTGGCGCGTCGACATGGACGTTACGGCGAATGTGGCGCTGGGCGGCGGCACGAACCAGGAGAAGCTGGGCCTGCTCATGCAGGTCAAGCAGACGCAGGAGCAGATCCTCCTCAGCGTGCCTGGCAACCCCATCGTCGGCCTGCCGGAGTACCACAACACCCTGTCGCAGATCCTCCAGATCGGCGGCTTCAAGAACCCCGACGCCTTCTTCAAGGACCCGGCCAACGCGCCTCCGCAAGAGGCCAAGCCCGAGCCGCCGAACCCCGACCTGATCAAGGTGCAGGGCGAGCAGCAGGTGGCCGCCCAGAAGCTCCAGATCGAGCAAGGCAGGCTGCAGCTCGACGCGACGCGCATGCAGATGGACGCCCAGGCGCAGGAGCACGCGCAGAAGCTGGCCGAGTACAGGCTGCAACTCGACGCCCAGAACGCCGAAGCGGATCGCGCGGTCGACCAGGCGCTCAAGCTGGCGGATCTGAACGCCAAGTACAAGACCTCGGTCACGGTCGCCCAGATCAAGGCCGAGGCCGAACAGTTCCGCGGCCATGTCGACCTCGCCATTCAGGCGTCGGAGGCTGGTCACGCCGAGCGCATGGCGCACGCGGACCGTGAGAACGCCAAAGAAAACGCTGCTGAAGGCGGTTCGGAGGCGGGAGAGGGCTGATGGACGAGGACTACCCCGAGTTTCCGCATATCGGCGGGTCCGGCTCGCTGCATGACCTGCACTCCGAAGAGCCGGAGCCGCGGCTGTGGCGGATGAAGTCCGTCAGCCAAGCCGCCGCCATAGCGATGGCGCACAAGCCGAAACCTGTGCGCCGGCCCATGGGCTTCCATCTGCCGTCGGCCCGATGAACACCGACGAAATCCTCACCCGCGGCCGCGCCGCGCGCGAATTGCTGGAGAACGAGACCTTCGCGCAAGTCGTCAACGAACTGCGCGATCGGGTGATGCAGGACTGGCGCAACACCTCCTCGGGCGCCGCGTCTCTGCGTGAGGTCCACCACGCGCAGGTGTCCGCCCTGGACGCCATCGAGGGCGAACTGCGCAGCCGCGTGGACGCCGCCAAGTACGAGGAAGCCAGGATCGAGAAGGAAGCGCAGCGGGCGTCCGCCCGGCGCCTCAATCCCTTCCGCAACTAGGGACAGCACATGTCAGAACCTACCCCCGGCGACGCGCAAGCAACCGGGATGACGGAGGCGCAAGCCGCCGAAGCCTTCGAAGCCCGGCTAACCGCCCAAGAGGGCGGCGACAGTGACGGCGACGAGGCGTTGCAGGAGGACGAAGAGTCCCCCGAACAGGCCGAAGGCGAAGAGCCCGAGGTCGAAGAGTCCGACGACGATGCTGAGGACGCCGAAGAGGCCGAAAAGCAGCCCGCCCTCGTCACCGTAAAGGTAAACGGTGTCGAAGAGCAGGTGACGCTTGAGGAGGCCATCGCCGGCTACCAGCGTCAGCAGGACTATTCCCGCGAAAAGAACGCCGTGGCGGAGGAGAGGCGCGCCCTCGAACCCCTCAAGGCCGAACTTGCCGCGGAGCGCGAACGCGCCAAGAGCCTTCTGACGGTCCTGGAGCAGCGGCTCCAGGAGCCGACGATGAGCCCCGAAGACCTGGAATGGCTCCGCATCAACGAACCCCTGCAATACGGGGTCGCAGTTGCGGACGAAATGCGGCGTACGAGCCAGGTGCAAGCGGCGCAGGCCGAGCGGCAGCGCCTTGAGGCCCAGACGCACGCCGAAATGGCCGCCAAGCAGGCCGAGACCATCCAAGCGGAGCAAGCCAAGCTGTTCGCAGCCCGGCCCGACTGGAAGGACCCGGTCAAGCAGAAGGCCGCCGAGGAGGCGATCCGGGGGTACATGACGCAGGTGGGGTTCGACCCTGCTGAGCTGAGTGTGCTCACCGATCATCGCCTCTATCTGATCTTGGACGAGGCCGCGAAATATCGCGCGCTGAAGGACAAGACGCCCCAGGTACAGAAAAAGGTGGAAGCGGTGAAGACCGCCAAGCCCGGTGTCGCATCTCAGCAACCGTCGAAGGTCACCGAGGTGACGCGAGCGAAACAACGTCTCGCCAAGACCGGCAACGTCCATGACGCCGCCGCCGTCTTCCTTCAACGCATGGGATAAGGAGCCGCCACGATGGCGCTTACGACCAACGGCTACACCACTTACGACGCGAAGGGTATTCGCGAAGACCTGTCGGACATGATCTACAACATCAGCCCGACCGAAACGCCCTTCGTCAGCAACATCGGCAAGCGCTCGGTGAACGCCACCTATTTCGAATGGCAGACCGACGCCCTCGCCGCCGCCGTGACCACCAACGCACAGCTTGAAGGCGGCGACGTCACGGCTGTGGCGATCACTCCGACCGCTCGCGTCGGCAACTACACGCAGATCTTCCTGAAGAGCTTCGCCATCGCCGGCACGCTCGAAGCGACCAACCGCGCCGGTCGGAAGCAAGAGCAGGCCTACCAGATGGCCAAGAAGACCAAGGAGATCAAGCGCGACCTGGAGGCCACCTTCACCTCCTCGCAGGTGGCGGTGGCGGGGGGCACGACCACGGCCCGTCAAACGGCCGCGTTCGACTCCTGGCTGAAGACCAACACCAACAACGGCAACGGCGGTACGGGTGACTATTCCTACACCACGACCCCTATCACCGGCCGTACGACCGCCACGGCGGGCGCCATCCGCACCTGGACGGAGACCATCTTCAAGGATGTGATCCAGAAGACCTGGGTGTCGGGCGGCGAGGCCGAGATGGTTATGGTGGGCGCCGTCAACAAGCAGCGGGCGTCCGGCTTCGTCGGCATCGCCTCGCTGCGGCATGAGACCGGGTCCGGCAAGGTGGCCATCATCGGCGGGGCGGACGTCTACAAGTCCGACTTCGGCGACCTGACCATCACGCCGAACCGCTTCATGCCGGCCAACACCGCCTATCACGTCGATCCGAGCTACGCACAGGTCGCCACCCTTCGTCCGCTCTTCATGGACGAACTGGCGAAGACCGGCGACGCCCGCAAGTTCGAGATGATCATGGAGGTTGGCCTGCAGGTGGGGAACGAAGCCGCCCACGGCGTCGCCCGCGACCTGACCACCACCTAGTACCAGTAGCTTACGCGTAGCGTGCAAGAGGGCGGTCTTCGGGCCGCCCTCTGCATTTGAGGGAGGGCGCATGTCCGAACGCTTCTTCGATCATGACCCCCTGACCGGCGTCACCGAGACCTTTATCTGGAGCGACGACGACACCTTCACGCTGAAGACCCAGCAAGACGTCGAGCCCATCCTTGAGGCAGCCAAGCGCCGCTTCAACGACTTCACGGGCTCCGAGCGCTGGAACCCGGAAGGTGAGTACGTCGGCACCATCCCCGCAGTTTTCCTCGACCAGATGATGCGGGACGGCAGCATCCGCGACCCCAAGGCGGTCATGCGGTTCTTCGAGCAAAACCCCGCCTTCAAGAGCCGCCCTGGGAGCCTCCTTTGAAATCCAAGAAGCGGCCCGACATCAAGGTCAAGATCGGCATCCCCGCGCGGGACTCGGTGATGACCGGCTTCGCCCATTCGCTCGCCATGCTCACGGGCGCCACAGGGTGCGTGCCCGGCATCGAGCTGGGCGTGTCGACCAGCGCCGGCACCCTGATCTGCGACCAGCGCGACAAGCTGGCCCAGGCGATGCTGGACGACGGCTCGGACTACCTGCTGTTCCTCGACAGCGACATGCGCTTCCCCGCCGACGCGCTGGTGCGCTTGCTGGACCGCCAGCAACCCATCGTGGCCTGCAACTACACCACTCGCCGCGCCCCGGCCGAACCGGTCGCCTTCCGTCGGCTGGCGACGGCCGAGAAGCTGTACACCGACGAGGACAGCACGGGCCTTGAGGAATGCGCGGCCGTCGGTCTCGGCGTCTGCCTGATCGCCCGGGAGGTGTTCGAGCGCACCCCCAAGCCCTGGTTCTACATCCCGTACGTGCCCGCCATCGAGGGGCATTGGGGTGAAGATGTCTGGTTCTGCAATCAGGCGCGCAAGGCGGGCTTTCCGACCCTGATCGACCACGACCTGTCCAAGCGCGTGACCCATATCGGCCTGCGGGAGTACGACTACCAGGACGCCCTCGCGGTCAAGGACGAGGTCCGCGAAATCTGGCGCCGTGACACCGAGGCGCAAATGGCCCGCGGCGCCAACTGCGCCGGCGAACCGCTCCAGGCGGCCGGCTAGATGCCCCTCTCCACCTACAGCGGCCTGGTCGCCGCCATCCCCAGCCACATGTTCAACAACACGAGCCTGACCACGGCCGTGTGCCAGGACCTCGTGACGCTGGCGGAGGCGCAGATCAACCGCCGCTTGCGGGTGCGCAGGATGCTGGCCTACGCCGTCGCCGTGATCGAGGGCGAATACTCCGCTCTTCCGCCGGATTTCGCCGGTGAGCGCACGTTCGAGCTGCAGACCGATCCCGTCGCCCGGCTGGTGTTCCGCGCGCAGTCCGAGACTGACGCGCTGCACACGGACTTCCCCGCGGCGGGCAAGCCGCAATTCTTCACCATCGTGGGTAGCGAGTTCCGGTTCATGCCGGTTCCTGACGCCGCCTACACGGCCAAGCTGACCTATTACCAGCGCATCCCGCCCCTCTCCGACGCGGCCGAGACCAATTGGCTGCTTGACGATCACCCGGACGTCTACCTGTACGGCGCCCTCTATCAGGCGGCTCTCTACCTCAAGAACCCGGATGAGGCGTCGGGCTACGCCGCCCTGTTCACCACCTTGCTCGACGACGTGATGTCCGCCGACAAGGTGGACGGCTACGGCGGCCGGCTGGTCATGCGCGGACGGCGCATCTGATGGTCGCGCGCCTCCTCGACAACTGCGCTGTTCGCGTCCCCACGACGGGAACTGGCGGGACGCTGGACTTGGGTGAGCCGGTCCAGATCGCCCGCCAGTTTATGCTGGCGTTCACTGATGCGGGCGCGGTGGATGGCGTCGAATACGCCTATAAGATCGTGGACGGATCGGGCTGGGAGATCGCCAAGGGGATCTGGAGCGCCACCTCCAACACCATCGGCCGCACCACCCTGAAGGCCCATGACGGGCGCGCCGTTTCGACGTCGCCCCTCAATCTGTCGGGCCGCGCCTATCTCGCCGTCACCCTGAGCGCTGACGACTTCGCCACCCTGGCGCAGCTTCAGGACAACCTCGACGTTGTTCAGGCGTCAGCCGACGCCGCCGCCGCCAGCGCGGCCGCAGCAGCGACCAGCGCGGCAAGCAAGGTCGTTGGCCCCGCATCGTCGACAGCGCACCGCATCGCCGCCTTCGCCAACGCCTCGGGCCTTCTGCTGGAGGACAGCGGGAAGCTGGTGTCGGACTTCTTGCTGAAGGCTGGCGACACCCTCGGGGCCGCGCTGAATTGGGCCGCCGCGGTCACCGTGGCGTCCGCTTCCACGTGCGATATCGGCGCCGCCGCCTCGAACTACGTCAACATCAGCGGCGCCGTCACAATCACCAGCCTCGGGACGGCCGCGGCCGGGGCCGTTCGGTGGGTCAAGTTCACCGGCGCCCCGCTGCTGACTTACAACGCGACATCGTTGATCCTCCCGACCGCCGCCAACATCACCGCGGCGGCCGGCGATACGGCGCTGTTCGTGTCCGAGGGCTCGGGGAATTGGCGCTGCCTCGGCTACAGCCGCGCATCCGGCCTTCCTCTCGCGCGTTCGACGTGGGTGACGATAGCCTCCGGCTCTTTATCCGGAACAGCCGTAAGCCTTACAAGTATCCCTCAAACATATACAGAGATTCGCCTTTCACTTGCCGGCGCTAGCCATAACGGCGGCTCAAGCGAAAGTATAACTTTTGGGGTGTCGGCGAATAATGGGTCAACATACTCATCCCAGCCGATTTGTAGCGCGCTGTCGGCTTCTGCGTTAGTAGATATCGTGGTCATGTTCCCAAAATACACATCCAGTACGTCTGCTATATTTAGCGCGTGGGGGATCGCCCAGCCTAGCCCAACCGTTTATGGAACCGCGACGACAGGCAACTACACGACGACGCACACGGGCGGCTGCAACGCGATCCTTTTGGCGCTCACCGGCGGTGCGTCGTTCGACGCTGGCGCATACCTTCTGGAGGCGCGCTGATGGTGCAGTACGTCTACGACTGCGCGACCGGCGACATGACCGAGGCGGAAGACTCTCCGATTGATTTGGGTGTGCGCAAGGCCAACGTCCGCGAAAAGATCAGCGCCCAGACGCAGGCTGTGTTCGACGCAGGATACACCGTCCCGACCGGAACACTTGCTGGCCACAACCTGCAATGCCGCAACGAGACCGACCGCACGAATTGGTTGACGTCGCTGTCTATGTACCAAGTCGCCGTGGCGGCGGGTCAGGGCGACGTAGTCGATGCGGTGTTCCGCACCACGGCCAACGAGACGATCAAGACGACCTACGCCGAGGGCTTCCAGGCCATCTTGGGCATCGCGCAGTGGGGCAGGGCGGTCTACGCGCGCTCCTGGGCGCTGAAGGATGCGTGTGAGGCGGCGGCCGATGGCGCCGCTCTCGACGCGGTCGAGGCCGGTATTCTGAACGGCTGGCCATGAACCCGCTGAGGTGGCTCTGGAACCTCCTCGTCACCGTCGATTTCGCTTTCAACACCGTCGTCCTCGCGTCTTCCAACGCCGAGACACTGTCCAAGCGGGCCGCCCGCGCCCGCAATAAGGCCCAGCGCTGGGGCTGCATCCTCTGCGCCCTGCTTGAGCGGGTCGACCGCGGCCACTGCGACGACGCCCTGAACGGGCCGTAGCGCCTCAGAACGGAAATCCAAATGGCTTCAAACATTAAGGCTCAGACGGCGCTGCGCAACGCAATGCTAGATGCGATCACGACCGCAATCGGCACGTCGGGAAAGCTGAAGATCTACGACGGTACGCAGCCGGCAACGGTCACCACCTCGATAAGCACTCAAACCCTATTGGCAACGTTGCCCCTGTCTTCAACCGCCGCTGCGGCAGCTTCCAGCGGCGTGTTGACGTTCAACGCTATCACCCAGGCAAACGCCGTCGCCGGGTCTACAGCGACTTGGTACAGCGTCACTAAGTCTGACGACACTCGGATCGTTGAAGGATCGGTAGGTACGTCGAGTGCCGACCTCGTCTTGAACACCACGACCATTGTTTCGGGCGGCCCCGTAGCAGTCTCCAGCTTCACCTACACCGGCCCGGGCGGCTGATAGCCGATGCCTATTACCTGGAACCCATCCGACAAGGCGGCCAACGTCGCTCTGAGCGGCGGCAACCTGATCGCCACCGGAACTTTGACGGGCACGGCCGGGAACAACGTCCGAGTCAACGCCTATACGGCAAGCGGCCTGATCTACTGGGAAGTCGTCGCCAATACAGTGAATGGCGGCGCCGGGTTCGGATTTGGGTTTGCTAATGCATCCTTCACCATCGGTGCTGGCGTTTACATAGGCGAGAACAGCAATAGCCTTGGCTGGTACGACAACAGCGAAGTATACATAAACGGGTCCATCGTCGCTTCGTACACGCTGACGACCGCCGCTCCATTTTATAGCGGGGACGTTCTAAGCGGGGCTCTCAATCTAACGACCCGCCGGCTGTATCTACGGGTCAACTCCGGAAAATGGAACGGCGCAGCCAATGCCAACCCCGTAGCGGGTACCGGCGGCATCGACGTTTCCGCGATCACCGGCAACATCGCCGCCGCCCTGGAACTGAGCTTCAACACCGAACAGGGGACGCTTCGGGCGCTCGCTGCGTCGTTCACCCAGTCGGTCCCATCCGGCTATAGCGCGCTCGACCCCGGCGTTGTCGCTGGCAGCGCGCTCCCCTCGCGCGTGAGCCGCATCATCCACAATCTTGCGAGGTAGGCCATGGGCCAGCGCTATATCGTCAATGTCAGTGCTGTCGCGGTTTCCGCCGCTCAGGACGTGTTCGAACTAAATGTCGCCTCTGACCGTTCTGTCATCCTGCACGAGATCGGCATTAGCCAGTATTCGGACGCGGGCGACGCGCAAGCGGAGCTGCTGTCGGTCCAGTTGATTACCGGTTACACGACCTCCGGCTCTGGCGGCTCGACGCCAACCCCGGCCCACCTACAAGGTACGGTCAGCGCGTCGTCCACGGTTGAGGCGAACAACACCACTGTCGCCAACACAGGCACGGCCAAGACTCTGCTGTCCGATAGTTGGAACGTGCAAATCCCCTATCTGAAGCTCTGGACGCCCGAAACGCGGCCCGAGTTCAAGGCGTCGACGCGGGCCGTGGTGCGCATCACGGCGCCGGCCGACGCGATCACCCTGAATGGCTACATGATCTTCGAGGAAATCGGGGCCTGATGTGTCCTATGGCGTCTTTCGCGCCTACTGGCCCAATTACCGGGACAGACGCCCTCGGTTAGTTCTTGGGGCGACGCCTGGGGTTTCCGGCTCCGGTAGCGCCCAGCTTGATTTAACTGCCTCCGCAACCGCCGCGCATGGCGTCTCGGGCGCGGGGGCTGCAATCTTCAACCTCGCTGCGGCCGCATCTGGCTCAAGCGTCGTCGGGGTAGGCTCCGCTACCCTGACCATCACAGCCAGCGCCAGCGGTGCGCGAGGGGTCGCTGGAGCGCACGCAGCGACGTTAGCGCTGGCCGCTTCGGCGTCCGGGGCCGCGGGCGTTATCGGATCTGGCGGCGCCACGCTTGTTCTAACCGCCTCGGGGACGGGTTCGGTCAAGATTTCAGGGACGGGGGCCGCCACCCTCATCCTGGCTGCGTCTGGAATTGGCTCAATCGCCGTCACGGGCTCAGGCGCGGCCACCTTCAGCCTGAAGGGCGTGGGGGTTGGCCGGGTAGCAGTCGCCGCCCCGTACCCCTGGCATCCGCCGGTCGTCTGGTTCCCGCCTACCTCGGGCTGGGGGCCGCCCGGCTTCCTCTTCGCTCCGATCTGGGACGACCCGCCGGACGTGCAGACGACGTGGGCTGCGCAGGGCGCCGCCTCGACCGCGTGGACCCAGCCGGCGCCGGCGCAAAACGTCTGGAGAACCTGAATGGCTGATACGCCCAACTACGGCTGGACGATGCCGGTCGTGAACGCGAGCCGCAATGTTTGGGGAACCATCCTCAATACGCTGTTCGGCGAGGTCGACACGGACCTGAAGGCGGTCTCGGACGCACAAGCTGCCGATGCTGCCGCCATTACGTCTCTCGACGGCCGCGTAGATGTGCTGGAGGCCCGCTCCCCGGCGGGCTTCGTCTATGGATCGGGTGTCTACTTCTGGGGGGAAACCTGCCAGGGCCTGGAAGAGGAGACGATCACCGAGACGAACACCAGCATCCTTGCGGTGCCGTTCAATCAGGTCGGTACGTTCAGTAAGGTCTTCTTCCGCCCGTATGCCGCCTCGGTCACGTTCACGCTCACCGTACGAGACAGCGTGAACGGCCGCCCGGCTGACGCCTCGCTGGCGACGGCCACTCTGACCGGCACTGGCGGGATCACGGGCACGCAGGTTGTTGACCTGAGCCAGTCCGTCACGTTGAGCCGCCCGGCATGGCTTACCGTGACCGGCGGGCAGGTAAACACCCGGGGCACTACCGGCGCGCTTCCTCGCTTCACGCTGGGCACGCCTGGAATCGTCCCCAGCGCGGTTACCGACGTGCCCACCTGCCTTAAGCTCAATGGGTCGACTTGGCAGGCAATAGGACCCGGAACCAAGAAGTGGGCGCCAGCCATCGGTCTGGTGTCCGCCTAGATGACGCTTTTCTCGCTGAGAATTCCGCCCGCGATCAACCGCGGCGAAACCGAAGCGAAGTCGGCAGGTTCCTACTATAGCTGGACGCTATGTCGGGGAACGCCAGGGGGCGACATCGTTCCAGAGCGCGGCTGGATCCAGCGGGCCAACGACGCGGTGGCGGGCATGGCGCGAGCCATGCTGGTGTGGAAGGACAACGTCGACACCACCCGGATCGGGGTCGGAACCCACCTGGGCCTGTTCACCTATGATCTCCCCGGTGCGCTGACGGACATCACCCCGGTGGGGTTTGCCCCCGGATCAGCCGATACGGAGGTCAACACCGGGTACGGCGGCGGCGACTACGGCGCCAACGACTACGGCACCCCACGTCCGCTCACCGATGTGCCGGTTGACGCCGCCGTATGGACCCTGGCCGTTTGGGATGAATATCTGGTGGGGTGCTGCGCCAGCGACGGCAGCATCTACCAGTATTACAACGACGGCGCGCCGGCCGTGATCGTCGCCAATGCGCCCACTCTAAACCGCGGGTGTTTCGTCGCCGAGGTCATCCTGCTCGCGCTGGGCGCGGACGGAAATCCGCGCAAGATCGCCTGGAGCGACAAGGGCTTCAACGCGATCTGGACGCCCGACGCGACCAACCAGGCAGGCGATTTCATCTTCCCCACAGCCGGCCGGCTTATGTGCGGGACAGCGGTAGCCAGCTTCGCGCTGGTCCTGACCGACATCGACGCTTGGGTGGGGGTCTATGGCCTCCCCGCGGTGTGGAGCTTCACCAAGCTTGGCGATGGCATGGGGGCGATCAGTCAGGGGGCGCTCGTCAGCGCCTCCACCCAAGCGTTCTGGTGGTCCCTGGGTGGGTTCAAGAAGTTCAACGGGGGCTATGTCGAGGATCTGCCCTGCACCGTCTGGGGCGCGATCCAAGAGGACATGAACGCGGGCCAGAAGGCCAAGATCGTCGGCTGGATGAACAGCGTCGCGAACGAGGTGATCTGGGTCTACCCGTCTGAGAACTCCAACGAGTGCGACCGCAAGGTGGTGTTCAACTATCAGACCGGCCGGTGGGGCTTCAGCGACTACGACCGCACCTGCGGGTGCGACCGGATCGAGAACGGCAACCCACTCGCCATCGATACCGCAGGCCTCCTCTACGACCACGAGGTGGGGACCTATCACGGCGCCTACACCGCCAAGGCGCGCACCGGCCCTATCCGCATCGGCGAAGGCGACCAGATCATGCAGATCAAGGCCTATATCCCCGATCAGCGGACCTTGGGCGACGCTATGGTGACCTTCTACGGAAAGGACCGCCAAGGGGCGGCCTACGCCGCCTACGGCCCGTACGCCGCGGCCGAGCGGCTGGATCTGCGCATCTCGGCCCGCATCATCGAGGTGGAATACACCTTCACGGGCGACGGCGCGGTGGGCGAGCCGCAACTCGACGTTCAGCCTGGGGGGCGCCGATGAGGCTGCAGAACCCGCCCCTGGCCTACAGCTACCAGGACCAGGTCAACCTGCGCGCGGCCATCAGGGAGGCCGACGAGGCCAACCAGAAGCAGGACGCGGCGATCATTCGCACTTCGCCCAACGGCACACGCTGGGTGCTCGGTGTGTCGGACGCCGGTACGACCACATGGACCGCGCTATGAAAATGACCTTCGACCGATCCGCCTTCCAGGCCGCCGGCATGGATACGCTGCGCCCTAAGGATGGGGTGATGACCGTGATCCTCCCCGGCGCCCAAGACCTGACCCGCGTCAGGATCGAAGGCGACGAGATCGAGCTGCATCCGCAACGCTCGTCCGCCCACAAGCTGATCTTGCTGGCGCTTGGACGCTGAGACTGAGTGGGCGCGGTGCGCGCCCTGGATCGAAGCGGCTTTGGAGTGGCAGCGCGGGACGCACACCCTTGAGGATGTCCGGGCGCAGATCGAGGCCGGCAAGGCGGTCTTCTGGCCCGGCAAGCGCGCTGCCGTCGTCACCGAGTTTTTCGACTACCCGCGCCGCCGAGCGCTGAACTTCTGGCTCCTTGGCGGCGATCCCGTCGAGCTGATCAAGCGCATGCGCCCCTGCATCGAAGCCTGGGGCGAAGCCAACGGCGCCACCCTGTTTCTCGGCTTCGGCCGTCCCGATCAACACCACTGGGCTCAGGCCCTTCGTCGCCACGGCTACGCCCCCGACTGCATCGGGTACGCAAAGGAGGTCGCCCATGGGTAAAACCACCACCACGCAGAAGAACACCTACGACCCCGCGATGCAGAAGCTCGTCACCGACAACGTGTCGGGGGCGCGCGGCTTGCTCGACAACTACACCCCGTACACCGGCCAGCTCACCGCGGATCAATCGCCGCTCATGGGTCAGTTCTTCGGCGCAGCCTCGAATGTCCAAGGCGCCGGGTCTGGCCTGATCGGGCAGGCGGCCGGCGCGGCGCAGGGCGCGCTCGGCTACCAGCCGATGCAGATCACGGCCCCCACCTCCACGGCGGTCAACAGCGGCCCGGCGCAAACCTACGATCCCGCCCAGGCGATGGGCTACCTGGGCAACGCCTCGACCATCGACCGCGGCGCGGTGCGCGACGTCAACCTTGGCGCGTTCGGCGGCGATCAGATCCGCGCCCTCTACAACCCGTTCGAGACCGACAAGGTCAACGCGGCCCTGGGCGACTACGAGCGCGGGCGGCAGATGCAGCAGAACAACGACGCTGCGAAGTTCGGGTCCGGCGCCTGGGGCGGCTCGCGCCAGGGCGTTGAAGCGTCTCTGACCAACGACGCCTTTCAGCGCAACAGCATGAATGCGGCGAACGATTTGCGCTACCAGGGCTGGAACAGCGCCATGAACGGCGCCCTGGCCGCCCGCGGCCAAGACCTCTCCGCCGCGCAGGGCAACCAGAGCGCCGATTACAATGTGGCCGCTCAGAACGCCGCCGCGATGAACGCCAACAAGCAGTATGGCGCTGGACTTCTGGGCCAGCTCGGAACGTTCAACACGGGGCAAACGAACGCCGCCGCCGAGGCCAACGCGGGCCGGGCGCAGCAGACCGGCCTCGCAAATCAGGATGCCGCCCTGCAGGCCGCCACGGCCAATCAGAGCGCCGGCCTCGCGGGCAATGCGCAGCAGCTTCAGGGCGCCGGGCTGCTCGGGCAGCTCGGGCAGGCGCAGTCGAGCAATGCCCTGGCGCAGACCAGCCTGCTCGGACAGGCAGGAGCGGCGCAGCAGGGCCTGGCGCAGGAGGCCCTGGACCGCCTGGCGGCGCAGCACCAGCAGGATTGGACAAACCGGCTGAACGGGCAGCAGGCCGTCACCAGTGCGACCGGCATTGTGCCGGGTGTCACGAATAGCACGCAGCAGACGACGCAGAGCCAGGGGTTTGGCGGAATTGCTGGTGGCCTGTTGGGCTCACTGGGCACGGCGGCGTTCGGGCTTGGGTCGATGGGCTTCAAGCCGTTCGGAGGCAGCTAGTATGGGGCTATTTGGGTCATCGAAGACCGCTGCTGGGTATAACCCGGCGGCCCTGTCAGGGTCAGATAAGCTGATGCTGTTCGGGGCAATGTTGCGCGATCTTGGTTCCGGCCAAGGCCCGCAGACCCTGATGGGCACCCAGGATCTTCTAGCCGGCAGGCAGGCGCTGGCGCGCAAGCAGGCGGCGGAGAATGAGGTGGGCGCCATGTTCGCGCCCCAGGGCGTCCCCACCGCGCCGCCCGCCATGGCTGCGCGATCCATCCCGTCCACCGGCACTGGCGCACCCGCCCTGAACCTGCCGCAGATCGACGCCGCGCCACAAGCGCGCATGCCCTCCATTGCGGACCCCGCCACCATCCAACGCCTCATGCGCATCAAAGCCGCGGGCGTCGACATCGCCCCGATCATGGAGGCGATGAAGGCCAACCAGCCGCAATGGCAGGTTGGGCCGGACGGGCGCCCGTACAACCAGCGCGCCGCCGAGGCGCCGGGCCAGTTCGCCAACCCCACCGTCGTCGGCAACACGCCGATGAACATCAACGACCCCTCCACCTGGGGCAAGCCCGTCCCGCAGCTCGACAAGGGCATGGTGCAGGGGCCTGATGGGAGGGTCACACCCATGCCGGGTTACGTCGACTCCGCGTCGGCTATCACGGCGGGGCAGGAGGCGGCGAAGGCGGCCATCGGCAACTATTACGCCGGGCCGAACGCGCGGGCCGAAGCGGCGGGCCGCGCGCCCTATGACTTCATCAGCACGCCGACGCCGAACGGCGCGCCGCAGGTCATGTCCAAGTCGTCTGCCGCCGGTGGCGTGTTCACCGGCCAAGCCCCCACCGATGCCGCGCGCGCGACCGCCACCACCCAGGCGGCCATCGGCCTCCCGGCGGTGATTGATCAGGCCAAAAGCACGCTCGACCTCATCGGCAAGGTGAAGAATGACCCGGCGCTGGCGATGCGGACGGGGGCCTTCTCCGTCCTGCCGGCGATCCCTGGAACCGCGGGGGTCGACTTTGAAAGCCGCGTCTCGCAGCTCAAGGGCAAGGCCTTCCTCGACGCCTACAACGCCCTGAAGGGCGCCGGGCAGATCAGTGAGATCGAGGGCGCCAAGGCCACCGACGCTCAGGCGCGCCTCAGCACCGCGCAGACGCCCAAAGCCTTCAAGGAGGCCCTGGACGACATGGAAGGCGTCATCCGCACCAGCATCGCCCGGGCGCAGAAGCAGGCCGGCCAAGGGGCGCCCAGCGCGACCTCCGGGGCGCCGCCGCGATCCGCCATCGAAGCCGAACTGCGTCGCCGCGGGCTGATCAAATGACCGACCTCTCGCAGATGTCCGACGCCGAGCTGATGAGCCTCTATCAGCGCAGCGATGCGTCCGCCGCCATGCCCGCCCTGATCGCCCAGGAGTCGGGCGGAAAGGCGGGGGTGCTCGGGCCGCCGACGCGCTACGGCCGCGCTCAGGGCCTCACGCAGATGTTGCCCGCCACCGCTCAGGCGACGGCGCAGAAGCTCGGCATGCCGTGGCGCCCTGAGCTGATGACGGCCAGCACGCCCGAGGCGGCCGATTACCAGCGCGCCCTCGGGCAGGGGTATCTGCAGGAGGGTATCGACAAGACGGGGTCCGTCGAAGACGGGCTGCGCTACTACCACGGCGGCCCCGACCGAAAGCAGTGGGGACCGAAGACCGAGGCCTACGCTCAGCAGGTGTCGTCCCGCATGCAGCAGCCTCGGGGACTGTCCGACATGTCCGACGCCGAGCTGATGGCGATTTACAATCAGGGCGCCCCGCAGGCCGCCGGCTACACCTCGTGGAAAAATGCCGCCGGTCAGACGGAGGTCGGTCCGGCGTCGAGCGCGCCGAAACCTGCCGCGGCCCAGCCGAAGTCCGACCACTGGGCGGGCGCGACGGCGCAGCTCCTCCGTGCCCTGCCGCTGGCCGACGAGCTGGCGGGGGTGTCACGCGGCGTCGTGGACATCGCCACCGGCAAGGCGAAGATCAATCCCGCGGCCCTGGCGTCCGCGGCCATGCAGGCGCTCCCCGGCAATCGCCCGACCGAGGCGTGGGCCGCCCTGCAAGCCTCTGGCGTGCCCGCGGCCTTCGCCGGCGGCCTCAAGGCGCAGCGAGGGGTTGAGGACGCCTACCAGGCCGAACACCCGCACCTGGCCGCCGCAGCGCGCGCCGTGGGCGGCGCGGCGTCTGTCGCGCTTCCCGCCGGGCCGGTCGCAACCACCTTCGCCAACGGCTCCCGCGCGGTGAACGCCCTGCGCGGCGCCACGACCGCCGGCCTTACGGCGGCGGGTTACGCCGCGCTCGACCGCGGTACGCCACAGGAGCGGCTACGGGCCGCATCGTCCGCAGCCCGCGATCCCATCGTGCTTGCGCTCGGAGCCGGCGCTGGGGCGCTCGCACCCGCCGCCGCGGGGCGCCAGCGTCCACAGCCGGTCGATGTGGAGAAGCTGCGCGCGGCCAAGCAGGCGGCGTACGAGGCGGTGGACCAGGCCGGCGTGAAGTACACGCCACAGGCCTTCGGCGATCTGGCCGACAACATCGCCAAGGACGCCGCCTCAGCCAAGCTGAACCCCATGCGCCACCCCAAGGCCGCCTCCATGCTGGAGGAAATCCAGGGCCTGAAGGGGTCGTCGCCCTCCCTGACCGAACTCGACCAGCTTCGTCAGGTCGTGCGGCGCGACGTCGCCAGCGCATCCGACGACGCCGAGCGGTTCTTCGGCCAGCGCATGATAAAGCAGATCGACGACTTCATCGACACGGCCGGGCCGAACGCGGTCGTAGCTGGCGATGCGCAGCAGGCCGCCGGGCTGATGAAGAACGCCCGCGCCAGCAATACCCGCTTCCGCAAGGTCGAGGACGTCACCGACGCCGTGGAGAGCGCCAAGCTGCGCGCCGGCTCCACGGGCTCGGGCGGCAACGTGGACAACGCCATCCGCCAGAACCTCCGCCGCGTGCTGGAGAACGGCAAGAATTTCTCCCCCGAGGAGGAGGCTGCGCTCAAGAGCATCGTCATGGGCGGCAAGGGCCAGAACGCCCTACGCCTCGTCGGCAAGCTCTCGCCGTCCGGCAATGGGCTGATGGCGGCCCTCAACCTCGGCTCGGCCGCGACCTTCGGCGGCATGGGGGCTGTCCCCGGCGCGGCCGGCATCGGCGCAAAAGCCGCGGCCGACGCCATGACTCGGCAGAAGGTGACGAGCCTATTGGCTCTGATGGCGAACGAGCGCGTCCCGCCATCCCAAGCCGCGGCGGCGCGTCAGCAGCTTACGCAAATCCTCGCGTCCAACCCGGCCCTCACCAGTGCTCGTTCGCAGGCGGCGGGACGGCTCGTGCGAGGAGTCGGCGCCGTCGGCGGGACCGGGAGATAGGGCGCCACCAGCGCATGTAGGCGCGCCAGCCGCACATAACGAAGTGGCCGATCCACTTCGCGCCGATCACGGCGGCGAAGACGAAGACGAAAAGACCCGGAACCCAGGAGTTCCGCTCGAAGAAGCGTTCGCCGGCGAGCCACCGGATTTCTGTCCCCATCCAGCAACCCTACCACAGCCCCGCCGGCCGCCAAAGAGGTCCGCATGAGCATCACGCCGCTGCGCGACCAGGAGCGGGGAAGGCGGGCGCGCACCTGCGTGAACCCGGTCGATATCGTGGACGCCGTGGTGCGTGAACGTGATCGCCTCCGCACCGAAGTGGCGGTGCTGCGGGCGCGGCTGGCGATGGTGGACGAGAGCTTCGACGCCAGCCTGATCAACGATCACAAGCTGAACCTGCAGCAGGCCACCGTCATGTCTCTCCTGATGGGGGCCGCGCCCCGCGCCCTGAGCCGCCTGAGCATCGAGGCGGCGCTCCCGGCCCGCGACCATACCAAGGACCGTCAATCGAAGCTGGTGGACGTCCTGATCTGCAAGATCCGCAAGAAGCTGGGCGCCGAAGCGATCCTCACCGTCCCCGGTCTCGGCTGGCGGATCAATCCGAACTGGCGCCCGCCGGCCGCACTGGAGCCGCCCCATGACCCGTGAAATTCCAGAGATCGCCCTCGCCTTCATAAGCAAGGCGGAGGGCGTACGCCTGCGCGCCTATCAGGACTCCGTGGGCGTCTGGACCATCGGCGTCGGCCATACCGGCCTTGAGGTGCATGGCGGCCTGGAGATCGACCTCGATCAAGCCATGGAATTGCTGCGGATCGACCTCAAGACCGCGGCGGCGCGCCTTCAGTCCGTCGTCAAGCGCGACGTGATCGACGCCCTCACCGACAACCAGTATGCGGCCCTGTTGTCCTTCGTGTTCAACCTCGGGGCCGACAAAGACTGGACGATCTGGAAGCGACTGAACGCCCGCGCCTTCGATCAGGTCCCCGTCGAGATGGCGCGCTTCGTCAATGGCCGCGTGAATGGCAGGCTGGTCAAGATCAAGGGCTTGGTGAACCGGCGCGGCGCCGAAATCGCCCTTTGGTCCGAGGACGAGCCGGGCTCCGTTGACGTCGCCCTCTCATCCGGCCGCACCCGCGACCTCGTCACGCCGCCCACCCCGTCCGACCCGGTTCCGCCGCAGCGGTCTGCCGTGCTGATCACCGGTCTCGCCGGAGCTGCAGCGTCCGCGCCGGCGGTCATCAAGCAGGTGCAGGACACCCTTACCCCCGTCGCCGCGACCAGCCCGGCCGTCGCCCAGGTCATCACGGCGCTGTCGGTCATCGGCGCGCTGTTGGCGGCGGCCTCCATCGTCCTCTTCTGGATCCACAAGCAGACAGCACGGAGCTGACATGAGCCTCAACATCGGCAAGATCGTGAAATCCATCGCCGGCCCCATCGGCCTGAACGCGGACAGCGCGTCCGCCATTGTCGTTCAGACCCTGTCCCTGATCGACATGGCCGAAGACATCTACGACGGCCTCAAGGGCAGCGAGAAGCTCGCCGCGGTGCAAGCCGGTCTGCGCTCGTTCATCGAGGAGCTTGACCCCTCTCTGGTCGATCGGTTCGGCGATATCTGGCGCGCCCTCAAGCCCGCCATCTCCATGATCGTCACGATCTACAACGCCGTCGGCATCTTCAAGAAGGCGCTGTCGTGACGGCGCTGCTCTCCATCGTCGTCAACCTGCTGCTCGGCCTGTTCGGGCTGCAGCGTCGAGGCCCCTCCGCTGAAGAGCGCGCGGGCGCCGCCGAAGCCAACCTCCAAACCGCACAGAAGGCGTCCGCCGATGTCCAGAAAGCTGTCGTGGCGTCGCGTGACGCTCATGCTCGCGCTGCTGCCGATCCTGGGAGCGTGCGCGCACCGGACCGCTACTCCCGCGACTAACACCGCGTGCACGGCGTTCGCGCCTATCGGCTTCAGCCGCCTGCACGACACCGAAGAAACCATCATCGCGGTCAAGGCGCACAACGCAGCCTGGGACGCGGTGTGCGGGCTGAAGCAGTAGCGCAGGGGGAGGGCAAATGGCCAAGTTCAGGGAACCACAACGTTCCAGAGTCGTCGACAGTGACCGATGAGCGAATGACTGTGGCTGGGGCATACGCCAAGATTGAAGCGCACGAGGATCTCTGCGCCGAGCGGTACAAGAATATCCACGACGCCATCGCCGATCTCAAGACCGGTCTGAAATGGGTCATCGGCGGCATCTGGGCGGGAGCTATCGGCGTCGCTGCCTGGTCGCTGGCCCAATTGTACTCCGTGCAGATCGGCCATCAGATCGGCCAAGACGGGCCGCCGCCCGCCCACGGTCAACGCTGAATGGCGTTCACATCGACGCCAGCCGATAAGCTGGCGCGCGTGGTGGAGATCGTCAACACGGTCTACGCCGAAGGCTTCACGCCGGGCCGAGGCGCCCTGTCGGAGGCTGGCCGGCGCGCGGTGGGCGAGGGGCACTTCTCCAACCCGATCCAAATCTGGAACTGGCTGGAGCGCGCCAAGAGCCGCATCGGCCTTGAGCCGGACGAGACGCTGTATCGGCCCCGGCAGTACCGCCACGCCGTTCCCGGCGAGCCGGTCATCCCGTCACAGGACCACATTGCCGAACCCGAGCCCGAGGGCGAGCCCATCCGCATCGCTGTCATCGGCGACGCCCACGACAGCCCGCACCTGCCCGACAAGGCCCGGTTCAAGTGGCTGGGCGCCTACGTCGCTGAGCATGGCTTCGAGTGGGTCGTGTCGGTCGGCGACTGGATGACGATGGATTGCTTCTCCTCGCACACCGACCGGGCGACGTTCGAAGGGCGCGCCAAACCTACCTTCGCGCAGGACATCGACAGCTTCCACGCCTCGCAGCGGGCGTTCCGCGAGGGGCTGGGCGGACACAAGCCGAAGCTCCTGTGCACCCTCGGCAACCATGAGGCGCGCGCCTGGCGGTACGACAACTTCCACCCCGATGGCCTGTCGCACGGCCTCCTGGTGGATGAAGCTTTCGCCCAGTGGGGCTGGCGGACGTCGCCCTATGGCGAGTACCGGTTCATCGGTGGCGTCGCCTTCGTCCACATCCCGCAGAACGCCATGGGGCGCGCTCTGACCGCATCCCAGCGGCCCAACAAAGCGATGGTCGACACCATCCATGGCGACGATCACCGCGCCACGCAGATGACCGATTTCAAGTCCGGTCCGTTCCGCTCGCCCACCGTCTACAGCGCCGCCTCCGCGCTGCCGCCCGGCTACATCGAGGGGTTCGCCAACAAGGGCGGCTCGACGTGGCGGTCAGGGATTTGCGAGGCAACCGTCTGGGGCGGTCACGTGCGGCGCTGGGCCTTCGAAGAAATGGTCTTGCTGCGGAAGCGGTACGGCTAGAGCGCCCAAACCACGCGGAAGGGATTAAAAACACCCATTTGATCCTGCACAGGGTATGGCGCGGGCGGCTGAATACCTAGCCCCTCCTGCATTAGGCGCAAATTCTTGCTGGCTTCACAAGCTTCGGCACGGGCAAGCTCATAAAGCTTGCTCCGCTCCTCTTGTTCTTCCGGGGTGCCGTTAGCGTTCATAAACCCGAGCGAACAAAAGCGGTTGTTCTTCTCGAACTCCTCCCCCGCCAACCTTGCGAGTTCTTCGCGGTCTTCGTCGGTCATAGCTTTCTCCCTCTTAAAGCTTAGCACAATCCCCACCCCGACGCACCTCCCTCACGTCGGCAACCTTGCGCCGGTCGGTCCTTCGGGGCTGGCCGGCGCCTTTTGCGTTTCAGTCCGCCGCCTCCCCCAGCCTCAGCACCACCTCCGTCTTCGACCCCCATCCGCTGAACTGCGAGACGACCAACTCAGCGACCGGACCCCGGCACTTCTCGCACCGAAGCTTCGGATAGAGCTGCACCAGCGGGACGTCTGCATACTTCGGCCAGGGCGCGAGCCTGAGGGCAGGGGATACCCCGGCGCCGCAACGTCCAGAGCCGCACCTGAGCAGCAGTTGCAGGCCGCGCTCCAGCACGTCAGCGGGGGTTAGGGAGGTGTCGCCGGTGCAGAACATCTCTGGAACATTATTCGGGAATGGACCGGGACTTCGAGTCCCGAACTACTCCATTCGGTTCTGTTTCGTTCCAACTGGCGAAGTCGTTCGCGGTGCGATTTCCCTAGGGAAACCCTGGAGGCCTGGCCGAGAATCGAACTCGGGTACACGGATTTGCAGTCCGTTGCGTAACCACTCCGCCACCAGGCCGATGGGTGCGTTCGCGAGCCGGTGAGCTAACAGAACCGCATCGAGGGGGCAAGGAACACGGCGGCGATTGCGTTCTCGTTAAGAGCGGACCTATAAGCGGCCGATGTTTTTCGGGTGCGGCGCGAGGCGGGGATGACGCAGGATTACGGCTCGGCGCGGGTCAACATGGTGGAGAATCAGGTCCGCACCAATGACGTGACCGATCACGGGATCCAAGACGCCATGGGCGTCGTGGCGCGCGAGCGGCTTTGCCCGCCCGGCCGCGCCTTCCTAGCCTATGCGGAAACGCCGGTGGAGTACGCTCCCGGGCGCTTCCTGATGGCCCCGCGGGATATCGCCAAGCTGTTGCAGGGCCTGCGCCCGCGGCCCGGCGAAAAGGCCCTGGCGATCTGTGCGCCCTATGCGGCGCTGGTGCTGGCCGAGATCGGCCTGTCCGTCACCGCGCTGGAGCCGGCCGGCGATGCGGCGGAGATCGCCGGCAAAGCCCTGGCTGATTCGGGGGTGGCGGTGGTGGCCGGGGATCCGCGCACGGCGGGCGCCGACGGTCCTTACGATCTGATCGTCTGCGAAGGCGCGCTGGTGGAAGCGCCCAAGGCTTGGCTCGACGCTCTTGCGGTCGGCGGGCGGCTGGGCGTGGTGGAGCGGGACGGCCCGGTCGGCCGGGCGAAACTGTACCTGCGGGCCGACGACGGCGCGCTGGCGGCCCGCCCCCTGTTCGACGCCGCTCCGCCCATGCTGAAGGGGTTCGAGGTCGCCCGCGGCTTCGTTTTTTAAGGTCGAAGTCGAGAAACATCGGCGCAACGCGGCGTGCATAGGTACCAAGGTCAGGGCGTAAAGCAGGGCCCGCGGTGGTCAAAAAGAGGGGTCTGATGCCGAAGTCGCCGCCCGGCGCCCGTACCGCCCTGGTCGTCCTGGCGTTCGCCGCCGCCGGCGGCCCTGCGAGGGCCGACACCCTGGCCGACGCCATCGCGCTGGCCTATCGCACCAACCCGACCCTCCAGCAGCAGCGCGCCCAGCAGCGCGCCCTCGACGAGACCTATGTCCAGGCCCACGCGGGATGGCGGCCGACCCTCAACGGCAATGGGTCCATCACCTATCAACGACAGGCGCTCGGCCAGTTCGGCGGCGCCAACATCGGCAACGCCAATCTGCAGGCGTCGCAGCCGCTCTACACCAGCGGCCGGGTCAGCGCGGCGGTGGATGCGGCCGAAGCCAACGTTTTGGCTGGGCGCGAGGGCCTGCGCGCCGTCGAGGGACAGGTGCTGCAGTCGGTGGTCCAGGCCTACGAGGACGTGCGCCGGGACCAGACCATCCTCGGCATCCGCGAGAAGAACGTCGAGGTGCTGCGCAACCAGCTCGAGCAGACCAAGGTCCGTTACGAGGTCGGTCAGGTGACGCGCACCGACGTGGCGCAGGCGGAAGCCCAACTCGCGGCGTCCCGCGCCCAGCTCGCCACCGCCCAATCCCAGTTGCAGAACAGCCGCGCCGCCTACGCCACCGTGGTGGGGCAGAATCCCGGGGATCTTGACCCCGCCCCGCAGCTTCCCGGCCTGCCCGCGACCGTGGACGAGGCCTTCGACGCCGCGGAGCACGCGAATGGCACGTTGCAGCGGGCGCGCCTGCTGGAGGCGTCGTCGCGCGCACGGGTGGCGCAGGCGAAAGCGCTGGGAGGGCCGACCTTCACCGCCAACGCCACCATCGGCGTCGCCGGCCCCATCGCGCCCTTCGATCGGCGCGACTATGGCACCAACATCACGCTCCAGGGGGTGATCAGCAAGCCGCTGTTCGCCGGCGGCGTGATCCAGTCGGGGGTCCGGCAGGCCCTCGAACAGAACACCGCCGACCGGGTGGCGATCGAGGGCGCCCGCCGGCAGGTGGTGCAGTCCGTCGCCCAGGCCTGGAATGTGATGAGTTCCGCCCGTGCCGGCGTCACCGCCAACGAGGAGCAGGTGAAGGCGGCCACGGTGGCCTTCACCGGCATCCAGGAACAGTATCAGGTCGGCATCTCCACCATCCTCGACGTGCTGGTGGCTCAGGCCACCCTGCGCGACGCCGAACTGGCCCTGGCGCAGTCGCGGCGGGACTTCAACGTCGCTCAGTCCTCGCTGCTGGCCGCCATGGGCCGGCTGGAGGCGCGGGCCGTGCTGACAGGGACGCCGCTGTACGATCCGGC